ACGGGATACCTTAAAGCTGGTGACTCAATGCAAGTAGGTAATGGAACAAGTAGACAATTGTTTAAAGTTCTAGCAGATGTAAATACAAATGGTTCTGGTCAAGCTACAGTTGACATATGGCCCGATGTTAGAACTACTATAGCTAACAACTCTGCTGTCACTGTAGAGAATACCAAGGGTATATTTAGGTTATCTTCTAACGAACAGGGCTTCAGTATAAACGAGGCTAGTTTCTATGGCATATCCTTCGGAGCTATGGAGTCTATTATATGAGCCGTACAATACCTTCAGCACTTCTTACAGCACTTAGTCAACCAGAGGTTAAACCTTACCTTGCTGTAGAATTTGACTTCGATAGTTCTCCTATACGTTTATGGACAGGTTATGGTGACAGAACTATTGGCTCAGACACATATACAGGTGCTGGTAATTTATTATCAGTAGATAACTTTGATGAGGTTAATGACCTATCCGCTAAATCACTCACTATTAGCCTTACAGGTATCTCATCAAGTATTGTTTCTATAGCTTTATCTGAACCTTATCAGAGAAGAACCTGTACAGTTTACCTTGGTACAGTTGACACATCTACACCCATAGAAATCTTTAGTGGTTTTATGAATGTGATGACCATTGAGGATAGCGGTGAGACAAGTGACATCTCTGTTGTCGTAGAAAGTAAATTGATTGAGTTAGAAAAAGCTAGTGATAGACGTTACACTGAAGAGAACCATGCATCTAGACACTCAGGCGATACGTTCTTTTCCTATGTAACTAAACTACAAGATGAGAAGGTTGTATGGGGCAGAGAGAACGCTTAAATAACTTTATAAGTCAGATTAAAGACAAACCATTCTCTTGGGGAGAACACGACTGCTTAACTTTTACTAACTCTGCATTTCGTGAGATGTATGGTGAGGGTTGGGCAGACGATTGGTTAGGCAGGTATAATGAGAAATCTGGCGTTAAAGCTCTACAAGAAGAATTTGGCTATAAAACCTTTATAGAAGCTGTAGACGATAAACTAACCCGCATAGATTATGTACCACCATTGGGTTCTTTGATAACTACGAAAGAAGCTAAGAGGTGGATCACAGGTTTTGCTATGGGTATATCTAATGGTAAACGTGGTGTATTTCTATCAGAGGGTGGGCTAATACACTTACCTTTTGATGTAGTAAATTATTCTTGGATTAAAGAAACATGAAAAATAACCTGCCATACAGTGTACTAAGAGAATATAACTCTTGGGAGAATGTACCCAGAGCTGCTGCTGTTGGTGCTGCTATTATGGGTAATGTGGGAACTGCTTCTCTCTTTGGATCTACTTTTCTAGGTGGTGCCCTAGCTTTCATTACTCCCCAGTATATTGTGGGATTCCTAGTCACCTCTTTAGTAACCTCGTGGGCTATGAAAGCCCTTGCTCCAAAGTCTTCATTAAGAAGTTCTAGCTCCTCTGGATTACTTGTAAACGCAAGGGAACCTGCTGCATCTCAAGATTTCGTCTACGGGGAAGTTAGAAAAGGTGGTGTAATAACTTTCTACGAATCTAGTGGCGATGACAATACATACCTACACCAGATAATTGCTTTAGCTGGACATGAAGTTCACAGTGTAGATGACATTTATATTAATGACCAAGTAGCTACATTCAGTGGCAACTTTGTAACAACTGCTGGGTCTGGAGACTCTGAAGTTGATTGGGATAGTAAGATCCGTATTAAGAAATACGATGGGTCACAGACAACAGCAGATAGTGACTTAGTTAGTGAGACTTCAGCTACAAGTACTTTTGTAGGTAATGGTATAGCTTATTTATACGTCAGGTATGAGTATGACCAAGATGTGTTTGCTAATGGACTACCCCTTATTACAGCTAAAATACGTGGTAAAAAGGTATATGACCCAAGGACTGCATCTACCGCTTACAGCAACAATGCTGCACTTTGCATACGTGACTTCTTAACCAGTAGTTATGGTCTTAGTGACAACAGTATTGATGATGTTGATTTAGCTGCTGCTGCTAACGAGTGTGATGAGAATGTAGCGCTAGATGGTGGCGGCACTGAGAAAAGATATACAGCAAATGGTGTCATTAAGGCAAGCACCCCTACTGGCTCTGTACTAGAGGATCTTGTTACGTCTTGTGCTGGTACGTTGTTCTGGGGTGGGGGTAAGTGGAAGTTAAAAGCTGGTGCTTATACATCCCCAGTCAAAACTCTTACCCTTGATGACTTAAGGGGTCCAATAAACCTATCAACTCGTGTTTCCATGAGAGATAACTTTAATATTGTTCGTGGTACATTTAATGATGCAGCCCAAGACTATATTACTGCTGACTACCCAGAAATAAAAAGTACAGCGTTTATAAATCAAGATGATGGAGAAGAGGTTGCATTAGACCTTGAGTTACCATTCACTACAAGTGCTGCCTCTGCTCAAAGATTAGCCAAACTTACATTATTCCGTGGTCGTGAACAAATGACCTTATCAGCCGACTTTGGCTTAGAGGCTATGGAAATTGAAGTAGGTGATATTATAGCGTTTACTAATGCTAGGTATGGCTTCAGCGCAAAAGAATTTGAGGTAGTTGGTTGGAAGTTATCTGCTAGTGAAGATGCGGGTGACCTACGAATAAACTTAACTCTTAGAGAGACATCACAAGCTGCATTTGATTGGAACGCTGAAGAGACTGCTATCATAAGTAATGATTCAAACCTTCCAAACATTTCCGCTGGTACTGCAATTACTAGTTTAACTCTGTCGGGAGGCGGTTCTGAGGTTCAAGGTGATGGAACCGTTATAAACAGTCTATTAGCTAGTTGGACCGCTGCTGACAGTTCTTTTGTAAGTTATTATGAGGTTGAGTTAAGGCAAACGAGTAGTGCAAATACTACTACATACACAACGTCAGAGACATCAATTCTTTTAAACCCTATTGTTGATAATGTTAGTTATACAGTTAGAGTAAGAAGTGTATCAATAACTGGTTTTAGAGGCGCTTACACATCAGCTACTGCAAGTAATGGTGGGGATGTTACGGCACCTAGTCTTCCAACTACAATTACTGCGACAGGTGGTTATGAACTCATTACTATCTCTTGGACAAACCCTGCCAATCGTGATTTAAACTTTGTTGAGATATACGAAAACTCAAGCAACACAACAACTGGTGCAAACCTTGTTGGTACATCTTCTGGCAGCTACTTTGTCAGGACGAACTTAGGAATAGATGTTACAAAATATTATTTCTTAAAGGCTGTAGACTTTAGTGGCAACAAATCTGGTTTTACTTCTGGTGTATCTGCAACAACTGCCTTCATTGATAATATCGCTTTTGAAAATGGTATAAGGCAACTATTCTTAGATCAAGGTTTAGATATTATTGAACCTGTTTCGTCTTTACCAGCCGCTGGTGACTTTGCAGGACAACAAGTATTCTTAACCACTGATGGTAAATTGTATCGTTGGACAGGTAGTGCGTGGGTTTTAACAATTGCTGCATCTGACGCTGGGGATATAACTGGTCAAATAACTGGAACCCAGATTTCTGACAATGCTATTACTGCGCCAAAAATATTGGCAGATACTATTACTGGCAATAAAATTGTCGCCAACACGATTACTGGCGGGCTTTTAAGCACCTCTGGGATTATTACATCAACAGCGCAAATTAATGATGGCTTAATTGAGAACGCCAAGATTGCAAACGGTGCAATATCTAGGCTTAAAGTACAAGACGGAGAAATCATCCGTGCAAAAATAGCAGACGCAGCTATTGACGATGCCAAAATAGCTAATCTTAATGCAAGCAAGATTACTGCTGGCACAATTAGTGCTGATAGATTTATCGGGGCAGGTATTTCTCAAGTAGCTAGATCAGGTGGTAGTTCTGTGTCTATTGGAACGGGTTCTACATTCACCGCAACTTTAACTGGCTGCACATCAGGTTCTATCATTTACGCCATAGCATCTGGCTCCATGCGAAGTGGGTTAAATAGCAGCCTTGGAAAGCTAACTCTAGCCATAACAGGTGGCACATCAATGGTTTCATTTACTAACAATATGAGCACTGGTGCGTGGGGGTCAACTTCAGCAGTTGTTGCTGTTTCAAGTAACTCTAGCTCAACTGTAACAGCATCAGCAACTTTTGAGCGTTCTTCTATTACTACTGGTCCAAGCTACGATCTGAACTATGGTATTATTTTAGTGGAGGTCTTGCAGTGAATTATATTCTGTACAATGCAAATGAAATCGTTGGTCGCATATCTTGCTCTGAGTATGACCTAGAACAGAACCGTAATGGTAACAACTACACTGTTGATAGTTTTGAAGGTCACGAAATAGCTGAATTAAAAGTTGTTAGCGGTTTAATACAACTGAAAAGTTCGTCTGAGATTTCCACCCAGCAAGATGCTGATAATTTAGAGTTGATTAGGTCAAAGCGAAATAGCCTTTTATCTGAAAGCGATTGGACGCAAGTGACAGACAATCCTCTTACAGATACACAACGTCAGGATTGGGCTGCTTATAGACAAGACCTAAGAGATATAACCGAAACTTATACAGACCCTCTTACCATTGTGTGGCCTGATAAACCAGAATAAAGGAAAGTAAAGTGGCATACAAACTAGGAACACGTAGCTTACAGAACTTGTCAGGAGTACACCCTGATATGCAAGCTGTAGTTAAGAAAGCAATAGAGATCACTGAGGTAGACTTCACAGTCATCGAAGGTATACGTCATATTGATCGTCAGAGACAATTACTCAAAGAGGGTAAGTCAACTACACTTAACTCAAGACACATCACAGGTCATGCTGTAGACATGGTTCCTTGGCCTGTAGATTGGGAAGACTTAGATAGGTTTGAAACTATGGCTGAAGCCATGAAGGATGCAGCAGAAGAGCTTGACATTTCCATCGTATGGGGTGGTGACTGGAAGAGCTTCTATGATGCCCCTCACTTTGAACTTGATCGTAAAGTCTACCCAGCATGACCAAGGATGAAGATAATTGGCACCTCTCTAGGAGTGTACCTATAACCCTTATCTTTGGTCTTATAGCTCAAGCAGCAGCTATAGTGTGGACTGTCTCTATGATGATGTCAGACATTGAACGTAAT